TTGATAGTGGTATACTTGTTTCTTTATCAGAAATCAACAATAAAGAGTTGATTAAAATGTTAAAAGAAAAAAGATTTGGTGATATGAGAAAATGGGTTATTCAAAACCTTGATAAAGATCCATCATCTTTGTTTAGTAGTATCTATGATATTCTATACAAACATCTACAACCTCAATCTATACCTGCGGCCGTACTAACAATCGCCGATTATCAATATAAATCAGCCTTTGTGGCAGACCATGAGATAAATATGGTTGCGTGCCTGACACAAATCATGGCAGAATGTAAATTTAAGTAGAGGATGAAATGGCAAGAAGAACACTTTTTAGAACTTTGATAGTAAAGTTGAGAATGTGGTATGCTGATATAAGAGGTCATCATGGTAAGAGATGGGATTATGAACCAGGCGATTACTACATGGGCTCTCATAAAGGTCACAGAAAACACGAAAAAAGACACTAACAATGAGCCGCTTTAGCTCAGTTGGTAGAGCAACTGATTTGTAATCAGTAGGTCCGCGGTTCAAATCCGTGAAGCGGCACCAGAAAGTATATTATGATTGAATATAAATTGAGTGATTATTTAAATGCAATTAACTGGACAAAAGTTAATTTACTTGACGGAGATGATCTGACATGGGAAAAAAAATATCCACCATACGTGATTAATCGTTGCCTGTCGCAACATGTGGACTCTATTATGATGGCAAACGAGATGAATTTTCATCATAGCCTAACCAAACGTCTTCAGTTCCAGTTTCTACTAAATAGTATTCGTAAAAGAAAACGATTTGGTGGTAAGTGGGCAACTACTTCAAAATCAAAAAATTTAGAGTATGTAAAAGAATATTATGGATATAGCAACGCAAAAGCAAAAACAGCCTTAGACATACTAGATAAAAAACAATTAGACTTTATCAAAGAGAAGTTAGATAAAGGTGGGAGAAAAAAATGAGTGAAGAAAGTTTTAATTGGTCACCTGAGCAGATGTTAGAGGTTACTCTAAAACAACCAGATGATTTTTTGAAGATTAGGGAAACCTTGTCCCGAATAGGTGTTGCAAGTCGTAAAGACAAAACATTATTTCAGTCTTGTCACATACTACACAAACAAGGAAAATATTACATAGTACATTTTAAAGAGTTGTTTGCCTTAGATGGTAAGAAAGCAACTTTGGTTGAAAATGATGTACAAAGAAGAAACACAATATCAGTTTTATTACAAGATTGGAATTTATTGACAATTGTAAATCCAAAAGCTGCTGAGAATAAAGCACCTTTATCACAAATCAAAATTATTGCTTTCAAAGAAAAGAACGAATGGGACTTGCAAGCAAAATATAATATTGGTAAAAAACAAACTACTGAAGAATCAAAAACTGAATAGGAGTATATTATGATTAGATTATACAGACTCTCATCTGGAGAGGACGTAATAGGCACGCCACAAGAAAGCGATAGAGCAGATCATGTGGCAATAAAGAAACCTTTTGTATTGATACCAATGCAAGGACAACCAGGCAAACCTATGCAAATAGGATTTCATCCATACATACCATACACAAAGGATGAAGTTATACATATCAAAGAGTCAAATATAATTACTGACACTACACCAGACGATAATATGATTGGTGCATATCAACAAAACACAGGTCAGATAGTTACACCTAAAAGTAAAATTATCACATAGTTGACTTTTTTAAGTCTTTATGTTATAATATTATATGAATTTAGCAAGTAGTTTTTACACAAATGTTGTAGAGCATAAAGGTAAACTTCTTATTAGAGGTGTTAATAATGGCCAATCATATTTGAGTAGAATCAACTATAGTCCCAAACTATATCTACCTACAAAAGAACAATCTCAATTTAACACACTAGATGGTATAAATTTAAAATCTAAAAGATTTGATTCTATATCAAAGGCAAAAAATTTCTATAACGAGTACAACGGTATACCTGAATATAAAATCTATGGTATGAATCGATATAATTATCAATATATCGCTGACGAATATAAAGGTGAGATGAGATGGAATAAAGATTACATAAAGATATTCACACTTGATATTGAAACCGAGTGTGAGAACGGCTTTCCCGATCCTGATACTGCAAAAGAAACGGTTATCTGTATCACAGTAAAAAATCATACTAATAAACAGATATTAACATGGGGTACAGGTGATTTTATTTCTAAAAAATCTAATGTAACTTACATAAAATGTCAAAATGAAAAACATCTATTATTAGAGTTTCTTAAATTTTGGTGCAAAAATCATCCCGATATTGTAACAGGTTGGAATGTAAAATTTTTTGATATACCGTATCTTATGAATCGAATGAGATTTTTGTTTGATAATGATACAATTAATAAAATGTCACCATGGAATTATGTCAATGCTGACCGTGTGCAAATGGGAAACAAAAATTCACAGTTTTGGAATATACTTGGTGTTTCAGTATTAGATTATTTTGATTTGTACAGAAAATTTACTTATGTAAGACAAGAGAGTTATAAACTAAATTACATTGCTAAGGTAGAACTAGGCGAACAAAAGTTAGATAATCCATATGAAACGTTTAAAGATTTTTATACAAAAGATTATCAAAGATTTGTAGAATATAATATACAAGACGTAGAACTTGTTGATAGACTTGAAGATAAGATGAAGTTAATTGAACTTTGCTTAACTATGGCCTATGACTATAAAGTAAATTATACAGATGTATATTCACAAGTAAGATGTTGGGATACACTAATCTATAATCACTTATTAGAAAAAAATATTATTATACCACCAAGAGAAGATCAAATAAAAGATTCACAATACGAAGGTGCATATGTAAAAGATCCACAGCTAGGATTACATAACTGGATTGTTTCGTTTGACCTTAACTCACTTTATCCACATTTGATTATGCAATACAATATAAGTCCTGAAACGTTTGTTGGTGTTGAACCAAAGGCGGTTGGTGTTGAAAATTTTTTAGAAGAAAAATTAAATCTTAAATGGGCAAAAGATCGTAACGTAACTATCGCACCAAATGGTGCAATGTTTAAAAGAGATAAACAAGGGTTCTTACCTGAGCTAATGGAGAAAATGTATACCGAACGTGTAGTATATAAGAAAAAGGCAATTGAAGCCAAGAAAGAATTTCAAAAGACAAAAGATCCTATCTATCAAAACGAAATTAGTAGATGTCATAATATACAAATGGCAAAAAAGATTGCTCTTAACTCTGCTTACGGTGCAATTGGTAATCAATACTTTAGATACTTTGATGTAAAACAGGCAGAGGCAATTACTCTAGGTGGTCAGTTATCTATTCGTTGGGTAGAACGTGATGTAAATAGATTTATGAATAAAATATTACAAACTAATAACATAAATTATGTTGTTGCGTCTGATACAGATTCAATTTATTTAAGATTAGATAAACTAGTAGAAAAAGTATGTAAAAATAAATCGGTAAATCAAATTGTAGATTTTATTGATAAAGCAGCTGAAGAAAAAATACAAAAAGTAATTGATGATAGTTTCAGCAATCTTGCTAAATATGTAAATGCTTATCAACAGAAAATGATTATGAAACGAGAAGCAATCGCTAATAAAGGTATATGGGTTGCTAAAAAAAGATATATGATGAATGTATTTGATGAAGAAGGCATTAGATTTGATGTACCTAAACTAAAAATTATGGGTGTTGAAGCAGTAAAATCATCTACACCTGAAGTATGTAGAGGTAAGATTAAGGAAGGTATTCGTGTTATAATGAATGAAAATGAAGACGCACTAATTAAGTTTGTAAGTGAGTTTAAAGAAGTATTTAAAACACTATCACCAGAAGAAGTTGCTTTTCCTAGGTCTTGTAATAATTTAGATAAGTATATAAATTCATCACAAATTTATAGTAAAGGATCACCTATTCATGTAAAAGGTTCTTTGATATATAATTACAATATACGTAAACACAAACTTGAAAGAAAATATCCTTTAATTAAAAATGGCGATAAAATTAAATTCCTAATGTTAAAGCAACCAAACACAGTTAAAGATACAGTTATTTCTTTTGCTACAAAAATACCACATGAATTTGAGTTACATAAGTATGTTGATTATGATATGCAATTTGAAAAAACATTTACCGACCCATTAAAATTCATATTAGATTCTATTGGTTGGAAACTTGAACGAGAGGCTAGTTTAGAAGCATTTTTTGGATGAAAATATTGATATTTGGATTACCAGGTTCAGGCAAAACAACACTAGCAAAATTGTTAGTGCCCATGTTTAATGCTGTATGGCTTAATGCAGATAAAGTAAGAGAAGAAGCAAACGATTGGGATTTCACTATAGAAGGTAGAGATAGACAAGCAAACAGAATGAGATTGCTTTCTCATCAAGCAACTAGTGAAAATAGAAACGTAATTGCTGACTTTGTTTGTCCTACAAAATGGAATAGAAAAGAATTTGATGCTGATTATACAATATGGATGAACACAATTAAAGTAGGTAGATATGAAGATACAAATAAAATATTTGAAGAACCTAAAAATCCTGATTTTATTGTAACATATTTTGAGGCAGATATGTGGGCATATTTAATAAAAAGCGATATTTACGAAAAATTTAATTTATGATTACTTCATTATTACTTTTATATTTTACAGGGTTTATAGCATTTCAATGGGGTCAAAGAATTGCAATGACAACTATAAATACTAAAACATTTTTTATAATAATATTGACAATATGGACATTGATAAAAAATATAGCGTAATATACGCAGACCCACCTTGGTCTTTTAAAACTTATTCTGATAAAGGTAAGGATAGAAGTCCTGAAAAACATTACAATGTTATGAACTTTAAAGACATATGTAATTTACCTGTAAATAATATAGCAAATGATAATTCAGTATTATTAATGTGGGTAATTGACCCTATGTTAGATAAGGCCTTTGAAGTGATTAATGCTTGGGGGTTTAAATACAAAACTGTAGCCTTTACGTGGGCAAAGACAAATAAAAAATCTGAAGGTTTTTTCACAGGTCTAGGTTATTGGACTAGAGGTAATCCTGAAATGTGTTTACTTGCAACAAAGGGCAAACCTAAAAGACTATCAAAAAGTGTGCCACAACTAGTTGTAGAAAAACGTAGAGAACATAGTAGAAAACCAGATATAATGTACAATTATATAGAGAACTTATTAGAAGGACCTTATATAGAACTATTTGCTAGAACGCAAAGAAGTGGTTGGGATAGTTGGGGAAATCAAACAGATAAGTTTTAATATGCAATTGACAATAGCAATAGTATGTGTTATAATGATATATGGATTTATATATTGGATGCTAAGAAAGTGGAATGATGAACTACCTAAGTAAATATGCAGATGAAAATAAGTTGCCTATTATGGATCAACAAACGTTTGAAACTATTACCAATGATATTGGCAAAGAACAGTTTAGATTAGACTTAGCAGAATATATTGCAGAGCATAAACCAAAATTTCCTTTAAAGGAGATTTCATACGAGATAATGCGTCAATGTTTTAAATCTTTACAAAAACAAGATGTGTGGGAATATGTAAAACCTATAGATCAATTAGAAAAAAATGTAAAAGAAAAATATGACAATTACAAATATAATTTTAAAGATCATGGCCTTGGTATTATAGACGCACCATCTATATTTAATGATATGTCAAATTACTTTCATCAACATTTAAGATTGAATTGTAGTAGTTTTGGCTTTAAAGCACCTATGGACGTATGGCAAAACGGTACAGCAAAAGATATATGGCGATGCCTTGGCCCCATCTGGCGTGGAATTAATGGTATGAAACCAGTAGAAGTAGATGGCAAAACAGAATTAAGAGGTGGTGTTTTAAATGATAAGAGTTATATGTCAGCCTTTAGATTAGGCACATATATTGCAACACAATTTAAACCAAATGTAGCAAAGACAATATATCAGATGACTGATGCCAAAAGAGTGTTAGATACATCATGTGGTTGGGGTGATAGACTTGCAGGTTTTTTTGCCAGTGATGCTGAAGAATATATTGGTTGTGATCCAAATCCTAACACTTACAAACAATATTTAAAACAAATAGAAACATATAATAGTTTTTTACCTAAACCTAAAAAAGTAACTATCTATAATTGTGGTGCTGAAGATTTACCATGGGATAAAATAGATAATATAGATTGTGCATTTACAAGTCCACCATACTTTTCTACAGAAAGATATAACGAAGGTGGTGATAAAGAAGAAAACCAATCATGGTTTAAGTTTGATGAGTATTCTAAATGGCGTGATGATTTCTATTTACCTGTTGCAAAAAAGAGTTTTGAAAGATCAAAACATATGTTTGTAAATATAATGGATCCTAATATTAAGAATAAAAGATATTATTCAAGTGATGAATTAGTTGATAGTTTAAAAGATAATTTTGTAGGCCAGATAGGTATGAGGATTATGCAAAGACCTAAATCGGATAAACTATTTGAAAGTGAAGAAGAAAAGGCCGAGTTTATGAATCGAATATATATTGAAAACGTTTGGTGTTTTTCAAAAGAAAAATTAGATTACTTTAGACACAGTAGAAGAGCAACTTTATTTTAATGTTAGTAGTAGATGTAGCAATAACGAACTTGTGTAATGCAAGATGTCCTCAATGTCAAAGAAC